CTGCCGACCGCCAACAGGCTGCCATTGTATTTGATGTGGCGGCGGATATGGTGCGAATGTGTCCTGCCCTTTCCAAGCGAGTGAAAATCCTGACCTCACAAAAGCGTATTGTGTACATTCCGACCAACAGCTTCTATCAGGTGCTTTCTGCTGAAGCCTATTCCAAGCATGGTTTCAACATCCACGGAGTGGTGTTCGATGAACTGCATACCCAACCCAACAGAAAGCTGTTTGATGTTATGACCAAAGGTTCCGGCGATGCCAGAATGCAGCCTTTGTATTTTCTCATCACCACAGCCGGAACGGACACAAATTCAATCTGCTATGAAGTTCACCAAAAGGCGAAAGACATTCTGGAGGGCAGAAAGCATGATCCGACTTTCTATCCGGTTATCTATGGTGCAGATGAATCGGAGGACTGGACGGATCCGAAGGTTTGGAAAAAAGCAAATCCGTCACTCGATAAGACCATCGGAATGGATAAGGTGGTGGCTGCGTGTAATTCTGCAAAAGAAACGCCGGGCGAGGAAAATGCGTTTCGGCAACTGCGTCTGAATCAATGGGTAAAACAGGCTGTCCGCTGGATGCCTATGGAGAAATGGGATAAATGCAAAGTAGCGTTTGATGAAGATGACCTTGCAGGTCATGTCTGCTACGGCGGTCTTGACCTTTCCTCTACAACAGATATTACAGCATTTGTTTTGGTGTTTCCGCCTACAGAAGACGATGAACATTATTATGTTCTTCCTTACTTCTGGCTGCCGGAAGAAACACTGCCACTCAGAGTAAGACGTGACCATGTTCCATATGATATATGGGAACGGCAAGGCTACTTGAAAACGACTGAGGGAAATGTGGTTCACTATGGTTTTATTGAGAATTTCATCGATGAACTGGGGCAGAAATTTCACATCAAAGAAATTGCATTTGACCGCTGGGGTGCAGTGCAGATGTCACAGAATTTGGAAGGACTTGGATTCACGATGGTGCAATTTGGACAGGGTTATAAAGATATGTCACCGCCGACCAAGGAATTGATGAAGTTGACTTTGGAACAGACACTTGCCCACAATGGGCATCCTGTTTTAAGGTGGATGATGGACAACATCTTCATTCGCCGTGACCCTGCCGGAAATATCAAGCCGGACAAAGAAAAATCCACAGAGAAGATTGACGGTGCAGTTGCCATGATTATGGCTCTTGACCGTGCAATTCGCTGTGGATGTGTGTCTGATGAGTCTGTTTATGATTCGAGGGAAATGCTGATTTTGTAGATCTTAAACTGCCTGTGCAGTTAAAGTGAGTCCGAGAGGCTTCATGATTTTCACCAGAGTCTCAAGATTCGGAACAGTTTTGCAGGATTCAATTCTTGCAATCGAGGATTGCGGGATATGGCACATTTCAGCAAGCTGTCTCTGGGAATATCCCAAAGCATTCCGCTGTTCAATGACCGCAGAGATAATGGCTGCAATTGCTTCCATTTCTTCTATGTCTGCTTTTCCCTGAGGGCTGGTTGCTTTTACGTGTTCTTTGTAATCATTCCATGTTCTCATAAATCATGACCCCTTTCTGGATAGATAATCGTCACGTTCTGATTTTGCTTTTTCAATTTCACGCTGCGGTGTCTTTTGTGTTTTCTTTCTGAAATGATGCAGCAACACAAAAGTATCATTGCAGTAGTAGAAATAAAAAACTCTGTTGTTTCCAGGTCTTAACTCCCAGATATCTTCTTCAATATGTTTTGTAATGTTGTTTGGCAGCCGAGTCCCATTGTTTTGAAGCAGCTGAATGTGAAGCATCAACTGGTTATATTGGATTCTTGCGTCCTTGCTTTTTTCCGATTTTTCTCGCAATTCTTCAAGAAAATCCCAGACGTCAGATTCACCGTTTTCTTTTTCATAAAATTCAATCTCGTACATTGTATAATCTCCATCGATTTTACTTCTATTCTTATGATAGCATAAATGCTATCAAATGTCAATAGAAAAATGAAAAATAACAGGAGGATTTTTTATATGAGTATTTTCAGCAGGTTATTCAAATCCAGAGATAAGCCTCAAAACAGTTATGACAGCCCGTCATACACATACTTTTTCGGACGAGCGAACAGCGGCAAACGTGTCACAGACAGAACAGCCCTGCAGCATATTGTGGTTTATGCCTGTGTGCGTGTGCTGTCAGAAGCGATTGCACAGCTGCCACTGCATTTGTACAAATATAACGAGAAAGGAAAAGAGCGAGTACCGCAGCATCCGCTCTATTTTTTGCTCCACGATCAGCCAAATCCGGAAATGACATCCTTCGTATTCCGAGAAACCTTAATGTCCCATCTGCTGATTTACGGCAATGCCTATGCACAGATTATCCGAAATGGCAGAGGTGATGTATTGGGACTGTATCCTCTGATGCCTGACAAAATGAAGGTTGACCGTGATGAAAAAAACCGCCTGATATACATTTACAGCCGTTACGATGAGGCAAATCCGAATCTGAAAGAACAGGGCGACATCGTTCTTTATGCTGATGAAGTTCTGCATATTCCGGGTTTAGGATTTGACGGACTGGTTGGATATTCGCCGATTGCACTTGCCAAAAATGCAATCGGCATTTCTATTGCCTGTGAAGAATATGGAGCATCGTTTTTTGGAAACGGTGCTTCACCAAGTGGCGTGTTAGAACACCCCGGAGTAATCAAAAATCCGGAACGTGTGCGTGATGCCTGGCAAAGAGCCTATGGCGGAAGAAACGCTCACAAGGTCGCAGTCCTCGAAGAGGGCATGAAATTTACACCCATTGCAATTCCCAATAATGAAGCACAGTTTCTGGAAACTCGAAAGTTTCAGATTGAAGAGATTGCAAGAATGTACAGAGTGCCACTCCATATGATCGGCGACCTTGACCATGCAACATTCAGTAACGTAGAGCATTTATCCCTTGATTTCGTCAAATATAGCCTCGATCCTTGGATTGTCCGATGGGAGCAGTCATTGCAGAAAGCACTTCTTTCTGATTCTGAAAAAGGACAGTATTTCGTGAAATTCAATGTAGACGGACTTCTGCGTGGCGATTATGCTTCCCGTATGCAGGGCTATGCTACTGCAAGACAAAACGGCTGGATGTCGGCGAATGACATCCGTGAAAAGGAAGATATGAATTTGATTCCTGATGAAGATGGAGGTAACCTGTACCTCGTAAATGGCAGCTTTACCAAACTCGCAGATGCAGGAGCGTTTGCAAATCAAAATTCAGAAAAGGAGGAGAAAACCGAATGAAGAAATTTTGGAACTTTATCAAAAATGAAGATACATCGGAAACAGAGCTTTTGTTTAACGGTCCTATCTCTGAAGATACCTGGTGGGGAGATGTGCGCTCGGATAGGGTGTAAGTAAATGTGAAATTGGTAACACACAGAATAGGTAATTCTGTAAGCGACCCAACTAACCGAAAGGCGAAAGCTGATACGGGAACATAGCACGTTGGGGAAGCGGTAAGTTTCCTAAAGGCAATCAAGAACGACTGAACCGCAACGCTAAGCAGATAAGAGGATAAAACTGTATTTGTTGAATGTGAGTTTCAAGTCCCAGTTAACCAATGGTTAAGGAAATTTGCCTGATACCTTAAATATGAATGCGATTTATTATCATCTCCAATAAATTATTGCCTCAATATTCATATGACGTGCAAGAGAACTTGTGCAAACGAAACGAAAGCATATCCGACAATCTGCAACCAGTTATTTACACTAACCGAGGATACCCTAAAGGTCAATGCTGAAAAGCTATGATTTAAGAATCTGAATATGACCCAAGGGTACGGAGTTTCCATAGTAGTCCGAGGACGGTAACACCGTCTGCATGGCGAAGGGAAACAGTTGTTATGGTCAAAAATGAAGAAAGTTAGGGAGGAAAACCTCAATGGCTGAAATGCAACCAACAACCGAAATTTTGACGAGAATAAGCAAAAACTCATTGAACAATAAAGATGAAGTGTTTACACGTCTGTTCAGATATTTATTGCGGGAGGATATATGGTTTGAAGCATACAGAAATCTGTATGCAAATAATGGTGCATCAACAAAAGGTGTAAATGATGACACTGCCGACGGCTTTAGTGAAAGAAAAATACAGAAAATCACAGAACAGCTGAAAAACGGCAAATTTAATCCAACGCCGGTAAGACGCACATATATACAAAAAAAGAATTCTAATAAAATGCGTCCACTTGGTATTCCGACATTTACAGACAAACTTGTACAGGAAGCTGTACGCATGATTTTAGAAGCAATATATGAACCTATATTTCATGAATGTTCTCATGGTTTCAGACCAAACAGGAGCTGTCATACTGCTTTAAAAAGTCTGCGTATGAAATTCACAGGTGCAAAATGGTTCATAGAGGGTGACATCAAGGGCTGTTTTGACAATATTAACCATGATGTACTGATAGGAATACTGAACAAAAAAATCAAAGACGCAAGATTAATACAGCTTATTCAACAATTTCTGAAAGCAGGCTATCTTGAAGACTGGATATATCACAGGACATACAGCGGTACACCGCAGGGAGGAATCATTTCTCCCATACTGGCAAATATCTATCTGCATGAACTGGATAAGTTTGTAGAAAATCTAAAAGAGGAATTTGATAAACCGAGCAAAGAAAAGTATACTCCCGAATACCGAAAAGCAAAATATCAGACAGAAAAAGCACGAAAAGCAATCAGAGAGTGCGACCCGCAGGATTATGAGCGAAAAAAACAGCTAATTAAAAATTTGAAAGCAGTCCGCAGTGTTCAGCTTAAAACTCCATGCAAATCACAGACAGACAAAAAAATTCAATATATTCGTTATGCTGATGATTTTATTCTATCAGTAAATGGAAGTTGTGAAGAATGCATCGAAATAAAAAAGAAGCTGTCACAATACATCAGCGAGGTGCTTAAAATGCAGCTCAGTGATGAGAAAACGCTGATAACTCACAGCAGTAATCATGCAAGATTTTTAGGTTACGACATCAGTGTAAGAAGAAATGCCAAAATTAAAAGCAAAAATGGCGGAGTTTCATTGAGAACATTGAATAATAAGGTTGAACTTTTAATTCCATTAAAGGAAAAAATCAACCGTTTCATGTTCGATAAAGGTGTCATCTTTCAAAAAAAGGATGGCTCTCTGTTTCCTACTCATCGCAGCTATATGATACATATGTCAGACCTTGAAATCATATCAACATACAATTCAGAGCTGAGAGGAATCTGCAATTATTATAATTTAGCAAGTAATTACTGCCAATTGCGTTACTTTGCTTATCTAATGGAATATAGCTGTCTGAAAACACTGGCGGCAAAACATAATACCAAGATTTCAAAGATAATAGCAAAGTTTAAAGACGGGAAAGGCGGATGGGGAATCCCATATGAAACTAAAAGCGGTAAAAAACGCTGTTATTTTGCTAAATACTCTGATTGCAAAGACTCAAAAGATGGTACGGACAATATCTCAAACGCAGCCGTAATATATGGCTATTCAAGAAATACACTTGAAGAACGCTTAAAAGCAAAGGTTTGCGAACTGTGTGGGGACACAAATGCAGAATACTATGAAATTCATCACGTTCATAAAGTGAAAGACCTGAAAGGTAAAAACGATTGGGAACGTGCAATGATAGCCAAAAGGCGAAAAACATTGGTGTTATGCAGGAATTGCCACCATAAAGTTCATAATCAATGAGTTGATTTTATTTTATATAACAATGGAGAGCCGTGTACTCCGAGAGGGGTAAGCACGGTTCGGTGAGGGGTCTGTATAAACCTACTATGGAAACATAGCAAGGCGATACTTTCCTACTCTACGAAGTGACACCTGCCCTTTTCCGTGACGAACTTTCAAAAGTCAGCGGAAATCTGACAGTCTGGCTGAACTCGCCGGGCGGCGACGTTTTTGCAGCAAGTCAGATTTATTCCATGCTGAAAAATCATAAAGGAAAAGTTACCGTAAAAATTGACGGTATTGCCGCCTCTGCTGCATCTGTTGTGGCGATGGCTGGTGATGAAACTCTTATCGCACCGACTGCAATGATGATGATCCACGACCCTTCAACAGTAGCAATGGGTAATAAGGCAGATATGGAAAAAGCAATTGAACTTTTGGAGGAAGTTAAGGAATCTATCATCAATGCTTATGAAACCAAATCTCATCTCAGCAGAAATAAGATAGCAAAGATGATGTCGGATGAAACCTGGCTTAATGCGAAAAAGGCTCATGAAATGGGGTTTGTGGACGGGATTTTGTTTGCAGAGAAGAAAATGCCTGTTGTTCCTGAAAAGGAAGAAGAACCTGATGAAGAAGATACACTTTCTGCAATGACCTATTCCAAATCAAAGAATCTGACTGCATTTTTATCAAAGGTTTCTGCATCAGCAGAACCCATCAAAGGCACACCATTCGACCAGCTTGAAAAAAGGCTGGCACTTTTGAAATATTGATTGGAGGATTTTATTATGGCTATGACAATTCAGGAACTCAGAGAAAAGAGAAACAAGGCTTGGGATACTGCCCGTGATTTTCTCGACAGCAAAAGAAACGCAAACGGCGTGCTCAGCGAGGAAGATTCCAAAACATACGATGCAATGGAAAAGACCATTGTTGATCTCGGAAAAGAAATTCAGCGTCTGGAAAGACAGGCTGAAATTGAGGCAGAAATGAACAAAGCAACTTCCACTCCTGTTCTCGGCAAACCTGCAACTCCGAATGTAACGGAAAAGACAGGTACAGCGAGCGACAATTACAAAACGGCTTTCTGGAACAGTATCAGAAATCGCAACTGGATCGATGTCCACGATGATTTGCAAATTGGTACAGATGCAGAGGGCGGTTATCTTGTGCCAGATGAGTTTGTGCGCCTGTAAAAGGCGATGTTTACAGTAGATTAGGCTCTACACCGCACAGCAGAGCGGTTGTC